TTGGTCTTGAAGTACCCGCTTTTTTTCTTTTATTAATATTTCCGTATAAACTATTTTTAGTCATTGTTTCTCCTATGTTAAAAAAAAAGGGGGATTCAAAAATCCCCCTCATAATATTTATTGAGTATAGTAAACCCAACAGAATATTGTTCCTGTGATGGATGCACCACCAGTAGTAATAATAATATCTGTTTGTGTACTTACTTTGTTAGCTAACCCAGTTACAGTAGCAATAGGCGCACCAGTAGATGAGCCAGCTTGCATTGATTGAGTTTGTCCTCCAGCATTCCAAGTTCCAGTTGCAGCGATGAATAAATCATCATCAGCAGCAGTACCTACTTTTAAAGTAGATGAACCGCCTAGAGCATCACATTTTAAGACTACATCATGGATCGTAGATCCAGCTGGTATTCTTGCAATAGTAATGTCAGAACCACTTGCTAAAGAAGAAGCTTCGTAGGTATCGTGCCACACCATCATTGGCGATAGGTTTCCCCCATCACTAGCAACTGAAGGTACAGCATCTAAGTTAGTTATCGCACTTGATTTAACACTAGCCATATCTTAACCCTCCTACTCGTTACAAGGAATCTGAACAACTTTTTCTTCTTCCATTCTTGAAGCGCCAATGCTCATGCAATAGTAAACTTGAGTGCTGTAAGATTTATCAGCTCTCTCATCTATTCTTGCAGTAACATCTTTACCAATTGCTAATTTAATAGCATCTTTAGTGAATGCGAAAACGAGTCTATCGTCAGTATTACTTGCATCAAAGTTAAGTCTGTTAGACATAATAAATTTAAAACCTAGGTAAGAGTCAATTTGACCTTGTGCTAAAGCTTTAACTGTATTGAAGTCTGAGTTTTTAACTTCTGTTGTGTTGAGCAAATCACTTATTTGAGTTGCTCCGCAAACCACATATCGTGGTAAGCTTGGATCTACATCTTGTAAGTCCATTTTCTTCTTAGCATCAAGAAGTTTTGCAATTGTTAAACCATCAGATTGGTTTGATGTTGCAAATTTTTGAGTGCTTGGAAGAGCAACAGACGTACCGCCAGTTTCTCCAGTAAAGGCAGTACCGCCTAAAGCTGTGATGATAACATCATCCATAGCTCTACCCATAGCAGCAGCAGCTGCTTTTGCATAAGAACTAGTTGGATCAATTAACATTCTTACTTTGTCGACATCATCAATAAGATCTGCCCACTCGTAATCTGCTAATGATACTCTACGCCTAGCGTGAGGAGTATCAATTTGCGGAGTCGAAGAATGTCTGGAAGTTCGTACTTGTGCAGTAACAGAACCCACTTGTTCAAAGAACGCGTTTTTTCCAGTAATTGTTTCCACATCAACAGCTTCACGCAAACGGCTACCCATTTGTTGTGAAAGCATTTGTACATTAGAACCATACTGCTGTACAAAAGCTGTTGTAATTTGATTAGACATAATGTCCTCCTTTTCAAATTAATGGTTAGAATGTTCGAGAGTTATCTACTAAGTAGGTTCATCTGCATTTTACAACTGTTAGTTGATCTTCTATTCAGATTGTCAAACTGGATGCTTTCGCACTACCCAGTTGAAACAGGATGTATCATACCATTCAGATCAGCAACTTCTTTTACTGCTGCATCGTGGTTTGGATGTTCCTTAATCCAATATGGATGTTTAGGATCTCCCATGATTTTAGAAACTTCTTTTTGTGCTTCTTGTGGAGTAAGTAAACCACTCGCACTTTCTTGACCAGCACTAATAGTATCTTCACTAATTTTTTCTGACATTGTTGCCAATGCTTTAATAAAACCTGGATGATTACCAATAGAAGTTCCGTCTTGTAACTTTACCTCTGCCAATTCTTCGGCAAAAAAATTTTTAAATACATTATTTGCTGCATTAACTTTTGTATCAAAAGCTAAACCAAATTCTTTGCGTAATGCTGTTTCATTATTAACACGATTTAGTTCTTGATCTTTTTGTGCATTATCTAATGATGTTTGTTCCAAATTTCCATAATAATCTAATACTCCTTGTAATTGTTGTGGTAACAATCCAAGTGTATGTGCGTGGGAAATAAAATCTTTTACAGGTTGATCGGTTGCACCTTCTTGTAAATTATAATTAACATCATATTTATCTGGCGAAGCGGGTACACCTAATTTTGTAAATGTTTCTTTCCAATCATCATCGGTAAAATTTTTTGTAGGCACTGGCATTTTATCTGCACCGACCATACGTTGTGCATGAATATAACTTTTTGCTAATTGTCCAGCATCTGTAAAATTTTGTAGGGATGACTCTGATCGTATATCTTCTGGCAACGTATCAACAAAAGATTGTGTTTCTACTGGTGCTTGTTCATTTATTGTTGTTTCAGATTGCACTTCTGGTGCAGTTGTCTGTTCTTCCATTTATTTTTTCTCCGTTGGTTGTGGTTTTAACATTGTTTTAATCCACAAAGTAACTGCTCGCATTCCTTCTAAGTTTGCCGATTTATAGGGATCAACATCAAAAGTAGATGTATGTATTCCAGTTCTATTTTCTAAATCTTGTAAAACTGCTGCACCTTCTTTTGTACTAAAAGTTATTTGATATGCTTGTCGTAATTCTTTGATAACTTCTTCTTGTGTTTTAGCTGGCATTCAATTCCTTCAATAATGGAGCTGCTTTACCTCCCGCTTCTGCCATTTGCGATGCTCTGTCGAGTTCCGCTTGTTGTGCTTGTGCTTCGGCTTGCTGCTCTCTTATCTCCGCAACCTCTTGATCTGATCGTAAAACTTTTCTTGGTACACCGAGTACATCGGTAATATGTTTAACTAATTTATCGCCATCTAAGTAATCCATCACTGGCAACATTTGTGCTAATGGTGTGATTATTTCTAATGAACGTAATATTGCTTGTACATCGCCAGTACGTTGCGATCTAGCTAAAGGAGAAACATATTCTATATCTATTGTGCTACCTTGCAAACTGACTGGCGGTGTTGGTAATAAACCTTTTCTCAACATGATATTAAAACTTCTTGTAATAAGAGGTTGTAACATTTCTGCTTGGAGTCTACCTAAGACTGGTGCAAGTAATCGCATTTTTTCTTCGTTTCGTTGCATTACTTCGGTTGCTGTCATTCGTACATCTTGCGACATCAATAATTGGTCCACAAAATATGCTTGTCGAATAGCATTACGTCTTTGATCTTCTAGGTTTAATCCAACTGGTGTGTTTGCACCAATGTTTAAAGGTTCAATTCTATCTCTTGTACCAGATCTATAATAGTTTAGTCCTCCAGGTTGTGTTCTGACTGGTAAAACAAAACTGTCATCAGGTACAAGTAAAGGTGGGTCAACCATTTTTTGTGCTGCTTTAATGGTTGTTTCAGACATTTTATTTAACATCTTCACATCAGCAAGTGCTGTCATAGATGGCGATCTACCATATATCTCGGAAGATGATTTCAACCAACGAGGAACAACAAAAGGAAACTCATTAAATCCAGATGTTGATATTAATTTTTTATCTTCGTGGTCATAATATATTGATACAAAAGGCATGGACATATTATCCATCTTGTATGGGTTTTGTTTATCATTAGGTTTGACACAATGATGTAATGTTATCTCGTCATACGGATTTTCTTTTGCAACTTCTATTAATCTTTTACTTAAATTATCGCCAAATCGTTGATAGGCAGCTCTGGCGGTTATTTTAAATTCTCTGTGTACTGTATCAACTACCCCTTTATCATTTTCGGCAACATATATTTCTTTAATGTGTCTTGTTGAAAATCGTAAAAACTTTTGATCATCTTCTTCGATCATCATGCACGAAGTACCAAAGGTAACGAGATCGGTATACAACTCATGTATTTCTTGTTGAAAATTAGATCTGTCTAAGGCAATGTACATGGATTGTGTACACGCTTCTAACCATTCTCTACTTTCTTCATCTTGTGCCAAAGCTTCGTTTTTATATCGCATACTAAACCAAGGAGTAGCAGCATTGGTTAACATTCCATGCAACGAAGAAGATAATAGTTCTGCCGCATGAAGTGCAGTACCATCATAAATAAATTCTGTACGTTTATCGCCTTGTGATCTTGATTTATTAACATCTGCTCTACGAGGTAGAACATAATCAGCGATTTCTTGCCAATGACTCTCCCAGTTTTGTCTTTGTGTTTTCAGTTTATCAAACTGATTAGCAATCATTTGTGCATTTTTCATATTATAATCCTAATTTTTCTTTTAATGATTTTTTGCCTTTAGTCAGACCAAGGTTCATTATGCCTTGTACATTTCTTTGTGAGGTAAATTTTTTACCTTCTTGTTTTGCATTAAAGCCTTGCATATAATCACCATATGCTGCTTCTGGCTGTGCTGCATTTGTTAATGCTGTTGCCGCACTAGCTCGCATTGCTGTTCCGCCTATACCTGGCATTCCTAAAGATAATGCACCGACAATTAATCCTTTTTGTTTATTTTGTGTTTGCAACATTTTTTCTGACAATGGAATTGATGTCATTGCTCCAGTTGGATCGCCACTACCCATAGCACTGTTAGAAGAACCATATTTAATAGCATTAGCATTAGACATAATTTTACCATTGACGACATTTGAATATCCGCCAGTATTTTCGTTGTAAGACAACAATTTTTTGTTAGCCATTTCTTCATTAGTGTATGCAGATGCTTCATTGCCATACATATAAATGTCTTTGTTTTTTAAATTATATGCACCATATTTTTTTGTTTGTGTATTGCTACCACCAGTTTGATTAGTTTTTAATCCTAATCGTTCTTTGACAACATTTTTGATTTCATTAGCAACTTGTTTATTACTATTATCTTCTCTTTCTTGTCTGTCTTTACTAGCTGTACTTGTTGCTGCACCCATTTAATTACCTAATAATGTTTTTTTGGCAACATTTGCTTCACTGGTATCGCCTTGTGTACTTGTTAAAATAGTATCAGTGTACCCTTTTTTCTTTTTTAACAATTCTGCTTGTATTAATGCTTTATCTTCCATCGTCATCTCATCTGCTGTTGCTGGTGGCAATGGCGGAGGAGTTGGTGCTGGCGGTGGAGGTGGTGGCATTTTTGGTTTTAAAAATCCCATTGTCTTAATTCCTTATCTCTAGTGGGTTATAATTCGTGCCTTCTGCAAATTTTTCTAAATTTCTATTTTCATTAAGATCTAATTCTCTCATAGCAATTGCACACGTTCGCCACGCATCGGCATAATGCGAAGAATGATCATGTACTGGTTTAGAAAAAACTCGTTGTTTGTCTAACCATTTTCTATGATACCACTTCATCGCATCTAAAAAAGGTTTGCAGTTATCTCTGTTAATATATGTTTTAGCTAATAATATTTGACCCGCGTGAACCCCATCTTCTATGGGTAATTTAGGACAAACTTTAATAGGTCGCATCCCCATGGAGTAGGCAAATTCTTTTCTTGTATGTCCTGTGGAG